TTTTTTGTGTATAATACACGTCTTCGGCGTAAATTGCAAGTGTCCCGACTAACTTTTCCAGATCCACTAAATCATTGATATACTGCGCCATTCTCTCTTCCCTGAATTCAGAATAATGATGGAGATTATTTAATAAGTCGATATAGTAAGATATGGATTCGCATTTAGTCTCAAAGATCCTAAGCCCCCAACTCACATTAGGTCTATCAATGGGTTTTATTTGGTCATCTGCTGAGTCAAACGTGCGAATTCCCATAAGATTATTTGCTTCAACTGCAAACCGTGAACGTCCCCACTCGGATTCATGAATTGCTTGCGCTACAACTAAATCCACTGGAACCCTATCCCATTCATCTTCCATTGAATTCAGATTAAGAGTACATGCTGTGACATCCTTAATAAATTCTTCATTGTTGGTATAATCCATTATTGGATTAAAAGAAAAACATATAAGCAAGGTACTACATAACCAAGTCATCAACCACCCCAACTTTCGCCAAGGTATGTGTCAACTTTAGATGGAACTTTCAGTTCCACGCAAGTTTCCATAACTTCTTTTATTTGTTTCCCTTCCTTTTCATTCTTAACCGAACAATCCAGTTCATCATGAACTTGTATAAGAGGAGTGACGCCTAATTGTTCGTATACTTCCACCATTGCTTTCTTGGTTTGGTCTGCGGCTGAACCCTGAATTAAACGATTTAACGCCTTATAGGTAAATGCTCTTTTTATTGCCATTCCATACTCTGTTTGTGCTTGATTAAGAGGAAGTGGCCTGTGAACTCCAAATGAAGAAGGTTCCCATAATTCAAATCTACACTTTCTTCCAAGCAGTGTGCGTATTATTCCTTTATCATTGGCACGGCTCATAACTGCATTCAGCATTCCTTTCATAAACGGAACTTTATCATGAAAAGAATTCATCATAGTTTTTGCTGCCTGTGGCTCCATATCTAACTCTCTTGCGAGCTTATGATATCCCATTCCATAAATAACTCCAAGACCTATTGTCTTGGCTAATTTTCTCTCTATGCCAGCCATATCTGCTGTCTGTTGATGAAAATCTAGATCTTCTTTCTCATATGCTTCTTGGACCTCTTTAGATCCACCCATGTTAACAAGTCGTGCAAAGTGCGTTAAAAGCCTAGGTTCTTGTTGCGAGTAATCCGCTTTAAGCCAGTATTCCCCCCTCTCCGGGATGAAAAGTTTCCTAACGCTGTCGGCAAATTGTCCTCTGCTTGGGATTTGTTGTAAATTTGGGTGGTTATAACTGAAACGACCAGTAACAGTACCACCAGTATCGGAGCGTATTTGGTTAATATGGGCATGAATTCTTCCATCCTTATTATACCTTAAAACACTATTTAAGAAAGTTCCTTGTAATTTGTTTAATTCCCTCGCCTGTGTAATCAATCGTGGAAGTTCATGGGGATGATCAGTCAGAAACATCTTAGTGAATGACGGAGCATCCGTCTTCTCTGTCCTTTCATAAGGTAAGTTTAAAGCGTCAAAAGCTGCTGCAATGGATGCAGCTGACCATATTTCCACTCTTAGGCCAGTTAATTCATTTATTCTTTTTACTAACTTCTTTTCTTTGTTCTTAAAACGTTCTAATAGTTTGATGGAATTTTGAATATCCACTCTCACTCCTTTTTTAGTCATACTGAGGATCACGTTGATCAAACGACATTCTATGTCATATATAGTGTCTAGGTTATCAACTTTAATTTCTGCTGATAATTTTTCCATTAGTTTTAAGGTTAATCGAGCATCTGCTTCCGCATACTCTCCCACAAATTGCGAAGGTAATTTATACATTTCACTTTTAGGATCTATTCCAAAAGATGTTGCTGCTTCTCTCAATTTTGTTTCATCCTTACGCTCACCAAGTTTATCCTTGGCACAACTATCGAGACTATAAGAAAATCTATTCTCATCTATTAATGCCATTGCTACTAAAGTATCATGAATTTTTCCCTTGACTTGTATTCCCAAGGTTCCTAGCCATCCAATATCATATTGAGAATTATGAAACACTTTCTCAATTGAACCGTCTTCACATATAGACTTAATATATTTAATCACTTTCTTTTCATCCATATTTCCCCCACCTTCATGAGCAATAGGATAATATCCTGAGAATCCATTTGATGAGACAGAAATTCCAATAACTTGTCCACTTTTAGTGGGCCATCCTGGCCCTTTTTTCATTAGTTCCGGGTCGCATGTTTCAAGATCAATAGCTACCTTATCATAACCACTAAGATCCGGAAATGTAGTAGGTGGTAGCCATTCTGAATTAACCTCCTTCGAAAATAAATCTCTCATTTTTGTTCCTTTGCTAGTTTTTTAATGTACTTTCTAGTTATTTCTCCTCTAATCTCACCTTGAGACTTCTTGGGAGTGTATTGGTCTTCAAGAAGTAATTCAGCATAATGGATAACTTTTTCCACATCCTGTTTTCCTCCCTTGATACTATGCCTAGTAATATACTTGACAATGTTTCCTTCGTACCATCCAAGCTTATTCTTGACTATGTAATGGCTTGGCTGGATTGCCATTCTTTTATAATGATCTCCTCCTATTTGTTTTTTATGGGCGTTCATATATCGTAGCCATTGTATTGTTGAGGTTTAATGATATGTAATTCTTTTCTTGCCCGAGTTACTCCAACATAAAAGAGACGATGTGTATCGTCTGGATTTATTTCCATCTCTTCACGAGTTGCTCGTGAAATATCGGTGAAAAGCATAACATTGTCCGCTTCCCCTCCTTTTGCCCCATGAATAGTGCTTAAATGAACTTGTGGATTATCAGATAGGGAATGATTTCTTTGTTCTATGGCTCGTGCATATAATACATCTCGGTCCGACACTTTATCCAGTGCCACATCCCACGGAAGACCTGCCACCAACAATCCTTGATGGTTAACAAGTTCTTCAATTTCATAAGCCTCCTTGTCCGCTGTTCTTAATGTCTTATATCCACGTTCCACCCCAGTTCCCAACGAGAGATAAGAATAAATGCTCTTTACTTCATCCAAAGTTATAAATTCCCCTTTCCCTAATCTTTTCCAGGAATCTATGGCATTTTGTACTGTCTTGGATATGGATGGCTGGCCCTTCCTCGTATAGAGAAGACCTTGGGTCCTCACATCACGTTGGATGTCATCTAGCATATAATTTGTAGCTGCTAGAATAAACCACTCCCCTTCATGAACATTAACACTTCCTGAATGGGCATGATACTCAACTAATCCTCTTTGGTTGGTCCCAATCCATTCCTTAGGTCTTCTGTGTCCAACTCTTTGAATAATAGTGCGTGATAGGTCCTGAATTGCTTGCGCACATCTATAAGATTGATGAAGAACTTGTACTTCTCCTTCCATCCCAATAAAATATTCAACATCGGCCCCAAGCCAACGATAAATAGCCTGGTCATCATCACCACTGATATAAACCTTTTTTGCATATTTGCATATTTTTCTGAGCATTGCCCACTGAAGATTGCACAAGTCTTGCGCCTCATCAATGAAAACAAAATCTAAAGGAGGGACTTCTCCTCTTTGAACAAAGTTATCCAGAAAGTCAGTGAAATCAAAGAGCTGTCTTTTATTTTTAAACTCTTCAAATGATTCCTTTGCTCTTTTAAATGAAAACCATGATACTTCTCCGTTCAATCGAGGAGTTCGTTGATAATGATCATGGAGATCTCTACCTCTGAGACGACATTGATTGACTTCATTTAATTGCATATTATCAATCCTAGTTAGTCCTATCTCATCATTTACATAGACATTTCCTACATCCATTCCAAATTCATTACCAAATTCTTCATAATTATTTTTGTTCATGACATCTGACTTGACCATTCCAAGCCTGTGATATGCAAAGCTGTGCAATGTTTTAAAATACATCAGATCTTTCTCTTCCAAGTTGAATTTAATAAGTGCCCGGTCTCGAGCTTCATGCGCTGCCTTCCTGGTAAAAGCAAGAAACGCTATGTTGTAGGGATGCGCTCCCTCCGCCAGCTTTTGGTCCACTATACTCAGTAGAGTATGCGTCTTGCCTGTGCCGGGTGAGCCTAGTATAATATTAACTTTTGACATTTTCCTCCTCATATACTTTCAGTATTAATTTACAATCATCAGGTGTAACACCACTTTTCCTGTTATTAAATTCCCAGGTGCAAAAGACAATGTTACCTTCTTCATAAGGAAGTCTAGGGTCTATACGATCAACAGATATATTAGTAGGTCTGCTTCTCTTCCAGCCTTCTCCAGTTGAGCGTTTAGTGGTTAGCTCAACTCCAGTATATCTACAACAAGAACCATATTCTTTTTTATGCTTATAATATAATTCTAAAAGATGATCCCTGTTTTTAAGATTATATGCAATGCCTCTAAATCTAATTGACTGCCATATATTATTAAAGTATCCTTTTTCTGACTCTACATATTTTAAATCAGTTATATTTTTCTTTGTTTTAGAATGGTATTTCATCTATCTCCTTTATTTTAAAATCCGAATCTTGTTTTGGAAACTCCGGAACCCACCACACACGGGCTGTCTTTCCTTTAATGTTCCACTTGTCATAACGGTCTTCATCCGTGAGCTTTTCTCTTTCCTCTTCTGTAAGAGGTCGATCCTGAAGATCTCTCAATCTTGCAATTACTTGTCCAGGATTATAATAAGTGAATTTTTTTCTAGTAAGATAGTCCTGAAGATCATTGAGCCTAAACCATGTTTTTGCTTCCTCTGTCCATGGACGAGAAAGAAGAATCTCATCTCTATTCAAGGCCTGTACGCGATCAGTACAAAACTCTTGGAGGTAAGCTTCAAACTGACCAGCGACAGACCCATCATCAGCAACAGTAATTAAAGTTTGCTTATCGAGCAATCTAGTAATTGTTTCCTGCCATACTGAGGGCTTTACAATAGGAGGCATTATATTTAATGCATTCATACAAGCACGTTGAAATTTATGTTGTACTTGCAACTCCTCTGTTTGTAATTCTAATCTTGCATCATCCCCAACCTGAAGAAACCAGACAGGAGGGCGTGTATCTAATTTTGCTAAAGAGGTTATATCTATAGGACCATTGTCTCCTTGAATGCCATGCTTGCGTGTGCGGCAAAGGGGCGCGTTGCAATAGGCATTAACAGGTGGTTCCTTACATTTATAATTGTAACTCTTTTTTTCTAATTGTTTCTGCACAACGACAACTTCTTGTGCCCCTAGTGGGGGTTTCATATGGTTTCTGTTATGTTCTTCTAATAATGTTTTCCAATTGTCCGGATCAAATTTTCTTAGG